ACGGTGTTTAATGCGTTTGATGTTTGTTGTGTTTGACTATTTTCGTTGTTATCGTTAAAATAATCACCAGGTATTAATGAAACAGGCCAATAAGCCCCCGCTAATCTTGTTAAGAAGTCGGCAGCTGCAACAACAGGATTTTCAGGTACGGTAATCTTCCAATTTTTATAAACTAAAGGTTGTTGACCTGACAACATCATACTAATCTCAAACGGGTCTTGTAGAGATTGTAAATTGATTTGTCCTAATGTGTTTTGAAATAACTCAGCATCAATCCTTTTTTTCAATAAAGAATTTAATTCAGTTGCCCCAAATCTAGCAATAAATGAATCTTGAGACAATAATCCATTACTACCAATAGGATTTGGTGATAATAAAATATTATATGGTGAATATGATGACGGAGCAAAACTTGGCGGTTCCCAATAAGGTTGATAAATCTTATTGTTATTCTCAACATCAGTAATAATTACTAAATCATTAAAACTTCCCGGAGGACCATATCTGTTTTGAATATAAGCAGCATCAATGAAAAACTCATTTACTAAATCTAAAACAGTATCATTAGGATTATATTCTCCTTGATTTGAAGCAACAGGTAAAGGAGGTCCGTTGAAATTTATTTGAGTACTATAACCCCCATCAGGACCATATTCATTTAACGGATATAATAAATTTGAATAAGAGCCATTAGTAATTAACTCACCCGGAGAATCAATAACATTACTAATACTTAAAATTGTTTCATAATTAACTTGACTCACAGGTGGGGTATACACTCCCTGAACACTGTAAGGTGCCAAGTTTTTAACCATTAGTGAATTTCTAAAGGAAGACGTGGATGCAAATGATAATGAACTCTCTGCCATATATTCTGATTTATCTATAAATAGATTGTACTTTATTTTATACTAATGAACTCGCGCTTATATTACTATTCATTAATTGTGTTTTGTTTGCCGTTGGAGCCATTAAACCATTACTATATATCGCCTCTTTTAACGCTCCGACCATACCTTGTTGAACGTCAGTATTTTTAAGAGCCATTACTATTTGGTTAGTATCAACATTACCTGTTGTTTTTAAATCTATATTGTGATTTAATGTTATTTCAATTGGTCTATCAGTAGATGGATTAGTTGTCGTTTGTGAGGTATTAGTAGGAATTGTTGAGGTATTTCTAACATTACTAATTTCTGTTTGAGTAATGTTTGTATTCTGTTTATTATTACTTTCCGCCTTAGTTATATCACCCGACATAAGTTTTTTAAGTTGGTCAAATATAGGATAATCGTCTTTTATTTTTTTAGATTCTTCTTCAGCATTTTTCATTCCGGTATCATAAGCTGAATTAAGTAATGACCCTAATTTTGATAAACTTTTCCCAATTTCTTGTCTTGCCTCTAATTGACTTATTTCCCCATCTGTTAATCTTTTAAGAACATCTAAACTTTTATCTATACCTGAGTCAATTGATGATGCAAGATTTTTTGTACTCATCTCTTTTGGTGAAAGTGTTTTTCTAACAGCTGTAGAAGTATCCCTAAGAAGATTTATACCACTACCCATCGCTTTAGTTTTTGCAACACCTAAACCTGTTTGGTCCGCTAATGATTTTATATCAGCTGCCATTTTTTCCGTAACACTTAATTGACTAACAGCCAATTCCTCCATTGTTTTTGGAGCGGTGTTAGCCATTTTTTCAAGATTGGCGACATCTGTTGCATTTAATTCATCAATAGCTTTAGTAATTGTTTGTCCTGTTTGCTCATCTTTAACTTGAACTTCATATTTACCTCCCGCACCCATTTCAGCCATATTGGCTATCATTTTTTGCTTATCTTCATCTAATCCCGGTAAATCAGGAAAACGGATTTTACTCATTTTTAGTTCCAAATCAGCACTACCTATCGCCATTTTAGTCAATTGTTCATAAGGTATACCCATCGCTTTGGATATCTCTCTCATTTGACGTTTCGCACCCGGCATAATTTCAAAATTACCATCTTTACCTAATTGAACAAATTGTTTACTCATTTGAGCAATTTGATTTTGTAATTCCGCAGGGTCATTTTGAGCTAAATCCATCATTTTAAGTGGGTCAAGTAAACTACTTTGAGAAACACCTAATCTTTGCATTGCAGCCGCCATTTCAATAGCACCTTCCGGGTCAAATACTTTTTCCGCAAACGCCAATGTTTGACTCATATCAATTCTTAACATACTCGCTTGAGCAGCCATTTTAGCCAAACCGGATACACCACCTTCAAAATTATATTTGTTAAGGGCATCCATATTTTGTAAAACTTTTGCCGAAACATCCGAGGCATTTACACCTGACTGAGTAGCAATATCAACAACTTTTTTCATTTCACCGGCAACTCGTCCCGCACCAATTCCAACATCTTTAAATCCTGACACTAATGTACCAACTTCTTGTCCAGTCACTTTCATTGTTGCGTAAAGGTCTTTATTTACTTCCGCAGATAATATTACGTTTCGTTGTAACGCCTTTGAAGCGTCCTGTTGTGTTTTAATAACGTCCGCGATATCCCCACCTAAAGTTCTAACATCAGTAACCGCCTCAGCCATAGTGGCTCTTAATGTTTGAGCCATTTCTTGACCCATACCAAATTGTTTTAAAAGGGTACTAGCTCCTTTATCAAGTTCAGCAACGACTTTACCAACAGCCGCGGTACTAAAATTACTCAATAAAGCTTCACCAAACGAATCAAGGATATCTTTACCTTTTTGTCCACTAGCATCTAAACTACTCGTATCTTGCATATTAAATTTGTTTTATAAATAAATACACCAAAGACACATTTTAATTTAGGTCTTTGGTGTATTATCTTCTAGAATTCTGTTTATTAAAAATTTCCTAACATAAGTAGGCATCTCGTTGAAGTCACTATACGATGTTCTAATAAATTTAGCCATCAAATAATATTCCTCAATTAGAAGTTGTCGATAGTTAAAAGAAAGGCCGAAAAAACTCAACCCCAAAGGTTATCTCGAAAGATACCAATTCTCCTGATGGGGCGGTTGCAGTTCTTTTAAGGTCTAATGACGGTTCATTTTCTCTTAAAAAAGTTCTTATGTATTTAGAGTCCATAATAGGTAACGTATCAACAAACATTGCAATTTTACCTCTATCGCTATCACCATCAATCTCAACAATTTGTTTTTGTAATTTCCATGTTACTCTTGGAGCTTGTCTTCCAACAGGATATTGTTCAACCATTTTATCCAACTCAATAGTATCATGAAAAGTGGTAGGTCTTAATTTAACCGTAACACCTGTTTTAGGTAATGTTGTAGTAAAAAAACCATTTTCATCAGGTTGATTTTTAGATTGTTTAATATTTAATTCATCCAACACAACAGTGTGTGAAAATGTTTTATTAGTACTTGGGTCAATTAAATTAATAATATATTCCGGGCCAAAAGAAGTATTTCTTAAAAAGATTAAAATTGCTTCAACATCACCATCCATTAATTCTTCAGGACGTAAATCATGTTCATACAATTTATTTCTTAATAAAGTAAATACAATATTTTCTTTACCAGCCATCGCTCCAATCAAATAATTTTCATCAGATGCTGTTAAATAACCTACTTTAACCGATTTTTTTTTGGATTTATAAAAAATTCCACCACTCGGTAATGATACCACATCATGCGGTAATGTGAAATTTTCTGTTGCTGCGTTAATTAAACTTTCGTCCATATAAATTTGTTTTTATTATAAAATATAATCGTATATGTTTTTTTATCAATAGTTAATAAAAAATCCACATATCAAAAATATGTGGATTCTTAATTTTAAATATAAAGTATTTTTTTAGTAAACTAATATACATCTATCCATACGTAATACCGCAGATATTGTTGCCAACGCGTCTGTATTATACGCTAATGAATCAAAGTTAACATCTGATAAGAAAGTTCCTTCTAATATCCATTTCTCAACAACTACACCCGTTGGGTCTAACATCTCAAGGTCAACATTCTTTTTATAACCCGCAGCATACCCCATACGTCCGGTAACTGATTCAGCACATAAACGTACCCATTCCATAAGTGCCTGAGACGCTGAAGGTCCAATTGGGTCACGGAATTTAACATTTATTGTACCCCAAGTAAAACGACCGGCAACATATGTTTCAGTGTTTAAAAATGGAATCGCAACAGGATTAATTGTTATTTTTGGTCTTGCTGCCGATTCTACGAACCATTCATTAATCCCTAATGTTGAAGGAAAACGTAATATAAACCTATTTTGTCTTTTAGGTTCGTAAGGTATGGGCATTTTCATTAATAAATCAGCCATTTCAATTTGTTTTTAATTTTATTTATTTTATCTTTATTTAATAAATATCACTATTTAAAAAATATTTTAGTTGACTTTTAGAATTTAATTTATTATCATTCTCTTCCAGTCTAGTTTATTTAATACTAGTTTTAATTTACTAGTTTTTTTAGTTCTTATTTATTATAACTATTTAATATTCTTTTTTTATTCCTCCTGCTGTTGAATAAGTTTTAATAATATTTTCTGGGTCTTGCTCAAAATGTTTTTTAACTACATCTACATTTCTTACATCATCATCTGAAAATCCTACTTTAGGTACAAAATAATTACTAATTTTGTTTTTTAAGAAAGCTTTTTTCTGAATTCTTTTTGAAACATCTTTAACATATTGAACAAATTCTTTTAAAGCTTTAATTTTACCTTCTTCCGGATTTGTTGCTGAACCCTCACCAAAAGACACCGGATAAAAACGACACATATCTAAATATTCTTTTATCATTTCTGATTTAGATATTTCTTCTTCATCCGCCAAATCACGATATTTTTCTAAATTCTTAATTAATTCATTAGAATTTATACCGTTTGTATTTGACACAATATAATTGTAAACACCTTGTTTAAGTACATTAGGGTTGTGACCTCTTGCGGTAACAATCGAAAAAATTGACCCATTATTAATCGCCTCAACGAAATCAGGCCAAGCAGGACCTGGTTTTGCTAACATAGCGTCAACAATAAATTGTTTATCTCCTTTATCCCGGAAATATCTAAAAGGTTCATCTGCAAAACCAACAATAGTATGGTCATTATACTCAAATGGTTGATTACCAATTTCCGTTCTATAATCCGCAAAATCTTCAGTAGACATACCTACTTCACGACCTTCATCATCTTTTAAAATAATTTTAGTTGGCATTGTAACAATGTTATCATCCCAATCAAATGCGTAGTATTTTTCATCAGGAGCTCCTGCGTCATCAATACCTTCTTTTAAAATTTTTTTGTTAAACATAATTGTTATTTGGCTTAATTATGACCCACTATTACAATGGGTCATAATTTTATTTATTATATATTCTCGAAAGATGCTCCTGTT